GGTTAATTGCTTTTATAGTTATTGCTTGTATTATTGTAGGAATTACTATTTTAAGTATTAAACCAGAGGAAGAGCAAGCGACGAGTAACGAATGGAATAAAATAGAAAAAAATGAAAATAAACTAGAAGATAATTACGAATATCATTCAGAAATAATAAACGATGGAGTTCCTATAATAAAAATTGTAGTAAAAAATGGTTATTATTTAACAAATCCAGAAATGGAAAAAATTTATGAAAAATATGCAAAAGAAAATTGTAAGGTGTGGTTTTTTAGAACAGAAGAGGATGCAGAAAATTTGGAGAGTTATAATGTTGCAGAGATAAAAAAAGAATCTGGAGCATATAAAATACATAGATTTGGAGAAGAAACAGAGGAAGAAAGAGCTGAAAGAATTAGACTAGAAAATGAAAAGAGAATAGCAGAACAAAAGAGAAAAGAAGAAGAGGAAAAAGCAAAGAAAGAACAAGAAGAACGTGATTTTAAGGCAAGCTGTTCTACATATACTTTTAAAGAAATAGCAAGAAATCCAGAAAACTTCAAAGGAACTAGAGTAAAACTAACAGGAGAAGTAATTCAAACAATGTATGGAACTTATAGTACTGTATTAAGAGTAAACATTACGAAAGAAGGAAGATATACTACATATTACTCAGATACAATATATGTAACATATTATCCGGAAGCAGGAGAAGATAAAATATTAGAAGATGATATTATAACAATATGGGGAACATCTAAAGGAGATACTTCATATACAAGTACAATGAACGCAACAGTTACACTACCACATATTGAAGCTAAATATATAACAATAAATGAATAAAATAGTAAAAAGCTCACTTACATTTTTTGTAAGTGGGATTATATAATAAAAAGGAGGCAGAAGTGGTCAGAGAATTTTATATAGAAAATGGATTAGGGCAACGTTTTTCAATGATGGATATTGAAAAATGTTGCTTTTTAAGTTTTCCAACAGGTCTTGGCTATAGTAATGATATTCAATTTATCCAAATAGAAAATGATTTTATTGCAGATATTAAAAAAATAGCACAAGGACAAATTTCGGGAGAACTAATTTTTAAAAAATATGATAATTTCAAAAAGTTTATAGATTTCATAGAAGGAGCAGAAGATTTGAGATTAGTCTACAGAATACCTTTAGAAAATGAAACTATAGAATATTATAAAGATATAGATGTATCAACAGTTGAAAAGGGAGAATTTGGAACAGATGGAGTTTTGAGAATACCAATAACTTTTATGTGTAAATCGCTATGGTATGAAGCAAAGGAAGTTGTATACAACATAGATTCTGTTACAAATGAATTAAGATGGGATTTTAATTGGAATTCTGCATTTACATCTTATGATAATAGAAATATCATATTTGAAAATAAAGGACATACAAATGCACCATTTAAATTAGAGTTAAATGGAGAAATTATAAGTCCAAAAATCACAATTCTTGAAGATGAAAAAGAAATTGGAATGTTGGATTTAACAGGGTTAACAATAAACTCTGGAGAAAAGTTTATTTACAATACAAAAGATACAAGGGAGCAAATTTATAAAGAAGGAAAAGATGGGAAGGAAAATCTATTTAGTTTTTTAAATCCTAATTTTATTAACTTTTATAAATTAAGAAAAGGAGTTTCAAAAATAAGATTAGAAGCAGACAATGAAATAACAAATGGAAAATTAACAATATATGTACAGTATAAAGCTGTATAAAGAAAGGAAGGATGAACATGCTAAAAGGACATGTATTTAATATGCAAACGTTTACAAGTGAGGCGTTTGCTCTTTTTATAGATAAATTTTTAAATGGAAAAAGTGGTGTGGCGAGAGGATGTGAACTATCTAATACCAATAATTCAATAACCGTGGGAGAGGGATATTTTGTAGTCAAAGGAAGATTTTTACAAATTATTTCTAGTGAAACAATTTCAAATATTACAGTAAATGGTTTTTATAGTTTAATATGTGAAATAGATTTAGGAAAAACAAATACAACAGATGAACTAAATCAGGCAAAAATTAAAGTTATAAGCAGTACAAACAATTACCCTGAATTACAAAAGCAAGATATTACAACAAATGGAACAATATATCAATATGAATTTGCAAGATTTAAAGTGGAAAATGGCAATATAACAAATGTCGAGGATAAAAGAACTTTTATAGATTTTGATACAATCTATAATTATATACAAAAAGAGTCAGACGAAATGTTTAAGAAAATCGCTAAAGAGCTAGAACATGTACTAGATGGAAGTGCATATTGTTTAAAGAAGGATATGTTAAAAATGGAAGTAAAACAATTGAAAGATAAATTAGATAACGAAGATAGGCTTAAGGCAACTATTAGTACAATAGCAGAATTAACAGTAAGAGATATAAGAAACAATGGAGAAGAAACTAATTTAACTTACAATGGATATTATAGAGAAATTCTAAGTTTACTATATATTGATAAAGTCAAAAAAATAATAGCGATGTTGGATGAAAAAGATTCTAACAAAGTGAAACTTATTAATTGGTTAAATAATGTAAAAGTAATGAATGCTAATTTAGACAATGCTTCAGCAGAATTTCAAGAAACGTGGCTAGGAATACCACAGAGAATAATTGCTCTTGTCAGAGAAGAATCATATAGTTCTTTTTTTATTCCAAAATCTATGGCATATCCAGATTTATCATTATCAACAATAATAACAAACCTATATAATTCTTTAGAATAGAGGTGAAACATGGAACTATATATATTATCAAAACAGGATTTAAGAATATTATCAATATGTAAAGTAATAGATTATGAAATCAATTTAGATGAAGAAACAAATGCAAAATCTACATTTTCAATAATGAAAACAGAAGGGCTAACGGAAGGAAATTATATAGTATTAAATGGTTTATATAAGCAGTTTTTGTTTGTAATTCCAAGTGGAGGCATTGAAACAGAAAAGAATAGTAATAAAGTAACAGCTAATGTAGTTGACATATCTAACATATTTGATAGAAAAATAATAGAAAAAAATACAGAACAGATGGAGAAACTTTCTATAGAACAATTTATTGCAAATAATATATCTGAAAATTTTGTTAACTCAGATGATACTCCATTGAACATGGGATATATAGACGTATATTGGCACACAAATACAAAAGGAATTGTAGAAACTAATTCGGAAAATGGGTTATATAACTTTCGCGAATTTCTAGTAAATAGTAGAAAAAATAAAAACATTTATACAAATTTTAAATTTGAAAATGGAAGATTAAGAATTGATATTGAAAACAAGCAGGAAAATAAAGAAATGATAGATACTACACTACCAGAGGTAACGGAATATAATAAAATATATGAAGAAGAAATCACAGCAAAAGTACAAGTATATGTTAGAGAAAACGATAGTGAATATAATTTATATTTAAAAACAGATAGAACTACTACAACTAATAAAGATGATCCAAATAGAGTAAGTGGAAAGATAGAAGTAATAAGTGTAGATAAACAAGATAAGGCAGCAGAAGAAGCGAATAATATAATGAAAAATAATAATTACAAGCATTTAGTGGAATTTAAAATTTCGGAAACTAGTGAGTTAATGGACGTGAAAAAATTATATATAGGAAGACCAATAATAGTAAAGACAGAAGAGGATACCTATAATAGTTACATATCAGCGATTAAAATAACAGATGAAAATTATATATACTTTAAAAGTGGAAGTTTAAGAAATATGCTATTAGATAAATTAAAAGCAAGCAAAAATAGTATTGGAGATAAATTAGATAAGACTGGAGGAATAATACAAGGAAATTTAAGCATTGAAGGAAATCTTAAAATTAATCAAAAAGAAATTTTAACCTATCAGAATCATTGTAGAATGTCCATTTCCGGAATAACTACAGCACACTCTACAACGGAAATAATCAAACACTGGGGGCAACCTATAAGCAATGGATTTATAGCAGACACAAACAATTATAGGCTAGAAATACCAGCTGGAACAGAAGCTATTGAAGTTACGGGTCAACTTTGTGGTTATGGTAATTGCTATGCATGTATACACATAAAAGATACAACTGGAAATAATCCTGCAAATTATAATTGGCAGCAGAGTGGACTTCTAGTACAACCATATGGAAATGGTTATTGGAAACAATGTTTTACATCTGGAATTGTACAATTAGATAAAACAAAAAAATATTATGTACAATTAGAAGCAGGAGGATATAATGGACAAGCGTTTGAGATTAATAACGGTTTTGGAGAATATTCAAGCTGGATACAAGCAAAGGAAATAAACTAATGAAGGAGGGAGAGAATATGAAAGAATTAATGGAGTTACACTTTACAAACAATTTATGGATTTTTATATTACCATTATCATTAATGATATTAGATGTAATAACTGGATATTATAATTCGTGGAAAAATAATGAAATTTCAAGTAGTAAAATGAGAAATGGATTAGGGAAAAAATGTGCTGAGCTATGTTATGTAGTACTCGGCACTTTATTTAATTTTGCATTTGGAATAAGTGCAGTAATGTATTTTATGACAATATATGTATGTTATATGGAGATAGTATCTCTATTTGAAAACTGTGCAAAGCTTGGTTTTCCAATACCTAACAGAATAAAAGAAAAATTAAACAACAAATAAGTAAAATATGAATATGTTATATAAATACTGAAATTAATAAGGAGGATAATTATGGATGATGATGATGTAATGAAACCAGTAGACGAAAGTTTTGAAGAGATATTTGAGGAGGATGTATAAATGGATTGTAGAGTATTAAAAACAGGTAAATGTGAAATATCGCAAAGTTATAAAGCTACAGGACACAATGGAATAGATTTAGTAGGTGCAGGCTATACTTTAGATTATGTAGTTGCACATTCAGCAGGTGTAGTTGTAGGCGTAAGAAATGACATAAATTACAATACTAGTAGTGCAGGAGGACCTAAAATATATGGAAATTATGTAAAAATAAAACATGATAATGGAATGTATACGTTTTATGCACATTTAAAGTATGGAAGTGTATCAGTTAAATTAAATCAAAGAGTAGAAAAAGGTGAGGTAATAGGCTATATGGGAAATACAGGGTATTCATTTGGAGCTCATTTGCATTTTGAAGTAAGAAATGCAAATAATATTCAAATAGATCCAACGCCATATATAAATGCAGATTTACCAGGAAATAATATAGTTAAATACGTTGTAGGAACAACATATACAACACAAGTTATATTAAAAGTAAGGGCAGGAGCAGGAACAAATTATGCACAAAAAACATATTCACAGTTAACACCTAATGCGAAAGCAAATGCATATTCAAGCGGAGTTAATATTGGATGTTTAAAAGCGGGAACAAGAGTAACATGTTTGGAAGTAAAAAATGTTGGAAACGATATTTGGCTAAGAATACCAAGTGGATGGATAGCAGGATGTAATGGAGATGTAAAACCGGCAGCAACCACAGAAGCAGGGGTTGTAAGCGGCACTGTTTTACCTAGTTCCAGAGATACCACAAATGGAATGAGTTCCAGAAGGTTAAATCAGTTAGCAGACTGGTATGGTAAATTAACAAAATATAACTTACCAACATATGGTAAAGGAAGCAAATATAAAGATGATGTAAAAGCAGCTTCTGTAAACTTCCATCCGGTATGGGGAGACTTAGAGACAAATGTGAAATTGATAAAAGCTCCATTATTTTGAAAGAAGAATTAAAACCAGTACCATTGAGTTATGTTGCAGTTAAGCCAGAAAAGTACAC